AGTTAATGCTCCATCTGCACCTAAAGAGTACGTAGTGTCAGGACGTTTAATTAGCGCTTTTATTTTTCGAATAGCCTCCTTATTTTTATTACAATATGTGGCTTCCACTCCTAAATGCTCAAAACAATCTTCCAATAGTCGCTTAATATTCTCTTGCATTCTTTCATAAGTATGCTAATAAGGTATATACTAGTAGATTCCTCTTGTACCTCACCAACTTGTGGTTACTCTACCAGTATGTTATGCTATAGCGACTTTTACTAATATTCCTGGACGATGGCACATTGGCAGAGGATTTGACTGAGTATGTAAATCAGTCCCTCTATCAAATCTTCTTGGCTCTTGTTTTGCATATAGTGGCTGTCCAAGAGTATTTACTGTTTCATTAAAGTCTGCTGGTGCAAAGTATGTCGTAAATGTGCTTGCTGTTCCTACTGGAAAACAGTGCCCTGTATCTTTCTCAATAAATCTTCTTACGTTTCCTTCAGGATCAGTTGCTTGCCCTCTATATTCCTCAAATGTGATTCCGCAGAACGTAAATCCTGACCTCATATCATTCCGAAGCGCTGCTCCTTCTTGCCATCTTTCATATGCTTCTTTCACTTTACTATGCGAAGTTAATGCATCAAAAAACTCAGGGCTTACCAAGGCATGAATTCCGGTCATATATTCACCACTTAAGTTGTCTTCAATATGCCGCAATACTTCCAGACACTTACGCTTTACATCTGTTGTTGCTGTTCCCAGTGCAAAATTTATTACTTTTGGTGTTATTTCAAATTCGTTGTACAGATTTAATAATTCTGACCCATCAGCATCTAAAATTATTCCTTTGAGCGCTCCCATTCGCAAATGCTCCAACGTTATTGCATGTTTGTTTCTCATTAGCTGCAAATGATCAGTTATTACATCTGCCAGCGCTTTAAGTTCACTCTCTGATCCAAATGCCCTTATTCCTTGTACTTCCTCTGGTAACACTACATCATCATGAGGAATATGCGGAATCGTAAATGTTCTTACCTTTCTTTTTCCTCTTTTTCCTACTGTTGCTGGTGCTCCGGGTAACTGCGTTGGTAGTAAACTTAATACTCCGTTTTGCTCTTCTATGGTAATATGTCTAAATCTTACTGACCTACTTGGAAACAAATTTAGATTTTCAACACGTCCATAATTTATCGGCAATATATTCATCGCATTTGTTAGTGCCGTCATGCTAAATGCTGTATTTGTAAATGGATTTTGCATTTTTTCTTTTCCCCCTTTATGTTTTTTATTATTTACTAGACCCCTTTGCGGATGATAATCCCTCGTCCTTCAAGTTGCTTTATTGCTGCAGCTTTCTGTTCTTCAGTGATATTTGCTGGCCACACAACTGCATGATCTGCTAGCATCGCTATACGTGTAATGATTACTGCTTTAGTGGTTTCCGTTGCGTTTACATCACTTGTTATCACTCCTATAGCTGTCTGCGTACCATCCGTGGCTGCTAAGTTTATAATTTTAATTAGATCATCTTTATCACGACCAACAACCGTTCCTAGCTTCAGATTTTGCCCCTTTGCTACGGTTATTTGGTCTCTTGAATATAGATTAGACGCTTCATATTTTAGAAGATCGCCTAAATTATTTCCTTCACTTATGCTTGTCATATTTCTCCCCCTTTTTTCCTTTGTTTATTCCGCTGTGTTTAAAGTCGCTATTCGCCGCGGTAAAAGATATGTTGCTCTATAATCCGCTATTCTGGCGCATTTTGAACACTTATTTACCGCGGCGTATGTTAGAACGCGCATCAAATACACCGACTTTTCGCTACCTGCATCATCAAGTCTTCCGGTGTACTTTGCGGTATTGTACTCAAAATCTCTGTCTTCTTCGTTCTCTCTGCAAGTAATTCCATTAAAACCTCCCTTGCTTGCTCAATACTTACGCCCTGCTCAATAAATTCTTTTACCTTTTCTGGCATCTTTGATATATTACATAATCGTATTAATTCAAGAACTTCAGTACGATACTTAGTTAAATTATCAGTTTCTAGGTCAGTTGTAGTCTGTTCATTCATAGTAATACTCCTGTTTTTATTAATAGATGAAAGAATTGTAATTCCATCTGCAAGTCCTATCTCTATTGCTTTCTCACCAAAATATAGCCCTGCTTCCGTTGATTTGATTTTTTCCGTTGAAAGATTTCTGTTTCTTGCTATAAGCTGCAAAAACATTTCATATAGGCGGTCTACTTCTCCTTGCAAGCTTTCCAAACTTTCTGATGTTATTGGCTCATGCGGGTTTAAATCGTTTTTTCTCTTTCCTGCAAATACTGCGGTATATTTTATCCCCTGTTTTTCATCAAATCCACTTTGATCTATATGACTTGCTATTACTCCTATGCTTCCAACTCCTGATGTTCTGCTTACAAATACTTTTTCAGCACTTGACGCTATCGCATATGCTGCAGAATACGCATCATCATTTGCTATTGCTATGATCTTTTTTAATGCCCTTGCTTCGTAAATAAAGTCAGAAAGGTCGAATAAACCGTTTACTTCCCCTCCGGGGCTGTCTATGTCCAAAATTATTGTTTCTACTTCTTCATCTATTAAAGCTTCTTCTATCTCTTCACGTATCTTCTCATATGATGTCATTCCTAAAATATCGTCAAAAGCTTCTGAATTCTTTGTTAAGATTCCATGTATTGGTATGACTGCTATTCCCCTTTTATTATTTCTTACTGCATGTTTTATGTTTTTAAAAATTGGCTGCTTCCCTGCATGTAATGACAGTAATTCAAAACTTCTTGGCTCTACCATCATCGGCTTACTCAGCCATATCGCTTGGTTTTTCATATTATTTCTTGATTGGTAGTAACGTCAGAATCAAAACTTAATCCCAAGGAACTAGCACGTCTTTGATCTTCTGCAATTTCTTGGTCGATTTCTTCTATATCGTAACCCAGCTCTGAAACCACCTCTGACCTGCTTTTAAACCCATTTCTTACTGCCATTTGTTGTGCTTGCTGGTCTTTTAGCGGATCTACCCAATCAAATCCTTGGGTATCCATTTTACCTCTTTTTTCGTCCATTCTTCTCCTATATCGAGTTCTCCTGAGAGTAAGGCTAATTCTAACCACCTATCCCATACTGGACGGCAAAACTGAAATACCATTATGTTATGCTGTAACATTCCGCACCTCCGGCGAAACTCTATTAACCCTGCTCTTATCGATGAATAATTGACGCCTGTTAAATCTCCTGTTAGCTGCTCATACGTTATTCCCATTCCTATTGCTATCGCTCTGAGCTGCTGCCTCATAAATGCTTCATAACTTCCTCCAACATCTGATGGTTCGGAGAACTTAATATCCTCACCAGGGTCAAGCAGTTGCATAGTCCCTGGCTCTAAACCTGATAGTGCTACTCCATGCTCATTACTCTCACCTTCACCCATAATATTTGCCTCTGGATCAAGCCTTGTGATAAACCCAGCAAACATCGCTGCTGTCTTCTTTCTCACTAATTCCGCATCGTCATATTGATCAAGTTCGTAGAGTTTGAGTAGTACTGTAGAAAGCCATGGTACTCCTCGAATTTGCCCAGGTCTAAGTGGTTTATAAATATGTAAAACATCGTTTGCTGGCACTCTCACTGATTCGCCAAACGAGCCTTCACCAGGGTGCTCTCGAAAAAGGTAATACGCTTCTCGTTGTCCAAGTCTATTGAACTCAATCCCGTTTCTTATTACATTACCATTTGCTAAAGTTTGATTGCTCTTATTGTCTAAATGCTCTGATTCAAGTACTTGTAATTGCAAAGGAACGGAGAAACCATCTCCAGGTTTTCGAGTGCGCAGACGAACGAAACATTCCCCTCCTTCTATCATACTTCTGCATACTAGAGCTTGTAACCCATAAAAATCACTTGCTCCGCTACTGTCTGCTTCATCTGTCCATCTTAGCCATAGTTCTTGCACCTTCTTTCGAAATTCTCCATCTCTTGCTTTTGATTGTGGTTTTATTCCTGTTCCAATAGAATTACTTACTATTGTATCAATTATATTTGCTGCGTATGGATTTTTTCTCACCATATCACGAGAGCGGCTACGTAAGTGCTCAAGGCTTTGAGACAGCAAATTATTTATACTTCCTGATTCTCCCTGCCAATACATCTCTCTTCTTCCTGATCCTGCAGCGTCCCAGGCTGAGCTTTTTGGTTTTGGTGATTTGTGGAATAATTGTTTGAACGATTTTAATAGCATTTTTGAATTGTTAATTATGCAGCAGTTTATTACACAAATCTGACATTAAAAAATTACAGCAAGCTGCTGGATAGCCTGGTTGTTAACACTTTATAAATTATGCATGAGGCTTGTGCACAATCTTATTCTGGGCTGCATTCATAAATGTCCTTTCGATGTCCCATTGCAGTAATAGTTACTGTGTGTTTTGAGTAGTTTATCCTATAAATTACACGATAGTCACTTACTCGTATCCTAAAATACCCTTTAAATTCATGTGACAATGCTTTACCTATTGCTCTAGGGTTGGTTGCAAGACGACTATCTACAGCTCTTCTCACTCTAGATCTTATCGTCGGTGGTAATGCAAGAAAGTCCTCTTCAAGAACTCTTTTTGAATAGATAATATCGTATCCCAGCTTGTATCTCCACTTTTAGACTGTTTTTGCAGATAATATTCTATTCCAGTCTACATCCTCACTTCTAATTTCTTCATCACCTCTAGCATCACGCTCAAGAGAAAGCTTAGCTAACTCTATATCTACTTCATCTATTTCATCATCTTCTTCAGATAATTTACTTGCTTCAATTTCTTTTTCCACTAGGTCCTTTACAACTTCTTCTATAGTTCTATTTTGAACTTTCGCCATTTCTGTAAGGTACTGAGCAAATTCCCCCTCAAAATTTACATTAACATTAAGCCTTCCTTGACTTTGATCCATATTATTCACTGTAAGATATCAACCGCAAACTATAACATTTTTACATAATTTTGTCAATCCCCTTACTCGTTGAAAAAACAATCTTTCTTTTTGGCTTCACACCTGCTACTTTCAATTCAGCTTTAATTCGTTGTCTTAAATCCAATAGATCTTTTATCTGCACTTCTCCATACCTAACCACATGGTCACCATATGCAATCGATACTACTCTCTCTCCGCTCTGTAGCTTCTTTATCGCTTCTTCAACTTGGGCTAAATATTCACTGCTGTACATTCTTCTCACCCAACCATCTACTCTTTCTTACCTTTTTAGGCTTTTTAGCTTTTTCACCTGCTAAACTCTTCCATTTACTCTCTGGCCAACGATCAATCCCTAGGGCAATAGACGCAGCTCTCGCATAAATCCTGCAATCTAGTACTTCATTTCGGTCTCTTATCTTTTGCCACTCCTGTTTGGTGTATCCTTTTACTACTTTGGTAATTAGTTGCTCTGCGGTTAGCTGCTTAAAATATTCAGGTGGATACTCTGGAAAATGACAATACCCAGGCGCCCCTTCTGTTAAAACATTAAGTAATTGGAAAAGCTCTGACTTTAATATCGATACTCCTACTGGCCACAGCTTCATTCCTCTCTTTAACTTTTGTCCACTAACTGTTACATCAACTCTACTTGGGCTGCTCAGTGGCACTAGCGCTTTGTTTGCTCCTTTTACTGCCATTACTCTTCCTTGACCTTGGTGACTTCTTACCCAATTGTATACTTCTTGTGTTGCATACCCAGCATCTACCGCCATCATACTTATCATATACTCTAGACCATCACTTCCGATAAAATGATGATTTAATAATTCCGAAAGTTTTCCCCATACTTCTTCCCCTCCAGGATCTCCTTCAAATACCTGGTAGTCTATTGACCAACTTTCTCGGTTTTTTCCCCATGCTACTACTTCTACTTCCAACCGATCTTTTTGTACATCAACCCCTGCCGTTAACACTATTTTTCCACCTTTTGGCACCATGCCTATCGGAAAATTTTCTCGACGCTCAAATAGTTGCTTCCAGTCTGGTACTTCTCCTTTTTCTAACCAGGTTTCTCCGAGTGTGGTATTTATCCAAACTTTCAGTAATTGCTCATTTTCCTTTGCATGCAGATAATCTTCCACTGCTTGTTTCCAACTATACCAGCCAACAGGGCTATACAAGCTTGAAAGGTGGAATCCTATTTTTGCCCCTTCTTTTGCCTCTTTTTTTCCCTCCTCCCTAGTCGCTCTCCATTCACCTCTAGCTAGCATCTCTGTTTTTTGATGATTTTCTATTTTGCCGTTACACTCTATACACACATAGTGCGCTGTTGCTGGGTTTTTATCTTGCCATTTTATTTGTGGCCATTTCAGCACCTGATAGTGATCACAATGTGGACAAGGTACAAAAAAGTATCGCTTGTCTGAAGTCTCAAATTCCCTCTCTATTCTGCTTATTCCGTGAACCGTTGGCGTTGAAACCAAGAATATTTTTCTCCGCGTAAATGTATTAGTTCGAGCAATGCTGAGCAAAACTGGATCTCCTTCTCCTCCTGAATCTCCTGGATATGCATCAACCTCGTCGAGAAAAAGATATCTTACCGGCATAGAGCGCAGACCCACTGGACTGTTGGCACCTGTTACTACTACCGTTCCTCCACGAAACTCTTTACTCTGCACAGTATTGCCTGAATCTCTCGACCTTGGGTCTTTTATTTTACTCCTTAAACATGGTGTATCTTCAATCAGTGGTGCAAATCTTCCCTTGGAACAACGCTTGCCCATTTCTACTGTTGGTTGTACTACCAGCATTGGCCCTGGTGTCTGATCAATAACGTACCCTATCCAGTTGTTTCCAGCTTCTGTTCCGCCAATCTGTGCTCCTTTCATGAACACCACTTCTTCAGCCGGTGAAGATGAGGATAAAGAGTCCATTATTTCTTTAAGGTACGGCGTCCTCTTTGTTCTCCATTTCCCTGGCTCTGATGATGCTATTGTTGAAAGCTGACGGTTCTTATCTGCCCACTCTGATACTTTTAGCGGTGGATCTGGCCTTAATCCTGCATAAAAATTACTGCTATATATCATAATGCTATTTGCTGCAATTGTTGCACTTCTATGCCACTCAAAGTAAAAGGCACTTTTTGCCTGCAATAAGTATCTGCTGATGCTTTACTTAAAATCATTATTGCAACTAATATGTGAATTAGGCTCACTAAGGCGATAAAACGATTCCTTATAGCATTTCTCATAATAGTCCGAACAGGTCATAGGAAGGCAGAATCAACAGCACGACGAAAGGATTCGAATAGAGGAATGTTTTTCCTGGCTCTGTTTTTTATAGCAAACCAATGATGCTCAATTTTGTTGAAATCTGGAGAATAAGGCGGCAGATACAAAATTTCTGCACCAACCCCTTTAGCAAGCTCGATAATCTTATCAGACTTATGAAAAGTAGCATTGTCAAGAATGACAGTCTGTCCAGGTTCCAAGATCGGTGTCAAAAATTGCTCAAACCATCCATTAAAAACATCCATATTACAGTGGCCTTCAAAGGTTAACGGAACAACTATCTTTCTTTCACTTAAGGCTGCAACCATACTGATTCGTTGAGTTTTCTTTCCAGATTTTAAGGCATAAAACCGCTGTCCTTTCTGGCAATATCCGTAGGGGTAGTCTTCGGTGTTATCAATGCCAGACTCATCTATATACACTAAGTTTTTAGGTTCTTTTATCGCTATAATTTTCAAAAATTCAGCACGTTTTTCTTCGTTTCTTTCCTTGTATCCATATGTCTTTTTTTGCGCGTAAATCCAATTTTTTTAAGGGCTCGATAGATCGTTTGGATACTAACGTTGTTCCAAAGTTTAGCCATTTCCGATAGAGTCTTTCCTCCGTGTTCTCTGGCAAATTTGGCAAAGGTATCCCAGTCGGTAATTTTGTGATTGTAACCCCCATTTCCAAGTTTTTTTGATTGAAAGTCTCCTGTTTCTTTTCTTCTTTGCTGCCACTCCCATAAAGTAGTTCGTCCAATCTTAAATCTTGCTGCCACTGTTTCTCTGCTTTCTCCTTCGTCTAGCGCTTCCATTGCTTTTTTTCTTAAATCATAACTATATGCTGCTGGCATTCAACCTCCTTATCATCATCTACCCTTATCCTATCACATCCGGACTTTTATGGAAAGAGCTATTAATAATTTTAAATTGTATGTCATTATTGAAATACTAACTCCTCCAACGCAGTTCTGATTTCCTCAGTCAGTGTTTCATGGATCTTATCTGTGTCATTTATTGATGCTAGTAACGCTGAAACCCTATCTGGAATGTTAAGCAAATTATTACGGACAACTCTTGCCACGTTAAATGCTTCTGTCTTTACTTCTTCTACTGAGATAAGTTCACCAATTTCGGCTTTTGCCTTTGCCTCCAACAATTTTCCCCGCTCCATTTCATTTTTTATCCGGGTTTTAAGCAGCATGGTAGAGAGCTCACTGGTGTTTCCCCTTTTTTCCTCAATTTCTCCACCTTTTCTCCTCAGTGGCTGGCTTGGATCTCTTATTGCTGCTACCGCTTCATTCGCTTGTTCTCTGTCAATCAAACCATCCTCCAACTCAACTACTCCTTTTTTTACTAAATAACAGACATATTGCTTTGACACTCCTATCTCTCTTGCCCATTCCGTTTGCGTGATTTTCCCTTCTTCCAACTTTCTTTCCCCTCTTTTTTTCCTTATTTCGCCCCTTACTGTCTTGATTCTTGAATTTGTGCAAAAGTCTTTCCAGTATCAGCAAGAATAGCTTCTCTGCCTGTGTATACCTGCCAACGCTTTATCGTTACATCTACAAACCTGGGATCTAGCTCTATTGTCCTGCAGATTCTCCCTGTTCTTTCACATGCAATCAGTGTGCTGCCAGACCCGCTAAATGGATCAAGAACTATGTCTCCTGGTCTACTGCTGTTTACTATTGCTCTCTCCATTAGCTCCACTGGCTTCATTGTTGGGTGCAGTGAGTTATGTATTGGCTTATCATAAAACCAGAGATCACTCTGATTGCGTCCTCCATGCCACTCACGTTTATTGCCGCTTTTCCATCCATAGAGCATTGCTTCGTATTGTCTTTGATAATCTGATCTGCCTAGCGTAAAATGATTCTTTGCCCAAACGATAAATGTTGACCAACGACCACCTGCTTCTTCAAATACTTTTTGCAAGGTCGAAAGCTCAGATGATGATGCACAAATGTAAATTGCTCCTTTCGTATATGCTAAAATATTGGAACAGATGTCGTAGAGAAAAAGTTCGTACTTTTCACCTTGATTATCGTTTAGTATTTTTTTATCTTCTCTTTCTTGACTAGCGCCATAATCAACGTTATATGGAGGATCACAAACCGTAATATCTGCCATTTTATCGTCCAGTACCGCTTTAAACGATTCAACTTCGCAGCTATCACCACAGTAGATTCGATGACCACCTAAAATCCATAGATCCCCTGGTTTTGTTATTTCCACTTTTTTGTCATCACCAGCTAAGTCAGAAAAATCTTCTTCTTCACTATCTAAATCATCAAGAAAGTTTTGAACTTTTTCTAGCTCAAATCCTGTCATTTTTAGGTCAAACTGCAGATCTTCTAGCTCTTGAATTTCTACTTTTAAAAGCTCATCGTCCCACTTTGCCCAATTAGCTGATTGATTCGCTAGTAATCGAAAAGCTTTGGTTTGTGGTTCATTTAAATTATCACTTAAGACTACGGGAATACTCTCCATACCAAGTTTTCTTGCTGCTTTAAGTCTTAAATGACCATCAACCACAGTGCCATCGCTTTTTGCAACTATTGGAATACGAAAGCCAAATTCTCGAATAGAAGCACACATTCTGTTTACTACGTCATCATTTTTACGTGGATTACGCTCATATTCGACTAGGTTTCGAGTAGGATAATAGTGGATTGCTAAATTCATATAATTGCTATACTAATTAAAAAGTTAATGTTTAAAATATCTCTGACGCTAAAGAAGGCCTGAGGTCAGCACCACCAAACCCGCCATTATGGCTGAAAGGACCCACTTTTACGGTATTTTTAATGTGTTAAAATCTTTACCAAGATTCATAGCGTAAAACATTAATGCTAAAGCATCCGCTTCATTATCATCTCGAGGTGAAAAACCTTTTTCACGTATCGCTTCAATAACTTCACTTTTGCTGGCATTACCTTTGCCTGCTATGAAACGTTTTATCGTCTTCACCGGCACACCTTTGTAAGGAATTTTTCCCCCTTCACACCAAGCAGCTAAAATGGCAAGAAAACCACCATAACAATGCGCTGCATCAGTTCCAAGATGTCTTCTTACTTCTTCAAAATAAACCGCAGTGAACTTATGCTCCAAGGAATTAAGCCAATTGCGAAAACTCAAAAAATGCATGCCCCCTCCACTGAAACGGCTACCATGAAAACTTTTACTCCCGCTTTGAATTACTCCATCTGTCAGAATTGCCCAGCCCGTTTGTTTGCCGAGGTCAAGTGTTAGAATTGACATTTATATTCAGATTTGTTTCACTAGAGTACGTGAACCCTATATAATATATATTCAGGATTTGAAAAATTTTTGTCCAAAAAATCTTCTTCTTAAGCAAACTTTTTAGAAAAAACTTGATTAAAAATCAGTAAATAACCATTGCATAATTATTGGTCAAGACTTTCAGATTTCTATCTTAACAATGTAATTAATCTATATCTATTATGCTAACGTAGCTTAGCTAATTTCTTATGAACGTTTACCCAAACCGTAAATTCTGGGAAGATGATTTAGAAGTACCAGTTAACTACTTACTTGAGCGTTTTCACAATACAGAAGTCCGTCATTCCTGGATGAATTCACTTTCTGGTAGGCAGTTAAGTGTTATCTTTCAACACTGCTTTAAAGACAAGCTAAATGGTCAACTCTTTGATGATCAAGACTACGATAACACATCCATACAATATAAACGTAAAGTGATTGCTAAACATTTAGACTCTCTAGTTATTTATTATCTGATTAGCTGTTTTGAACGTGCAAAGCTAGAAGCTACTGTCAGTGAAATTGCAAAATCTGCATTGACTGAGGAACTCATGAAATCCTACCTTCTAAAAGGTAACAATAAATACGACAAAAAGTCTTTGTTATTTCTATTGTTTCATGCAGATTACAATCTTTTAAAGTCTGTCTATCACTTTGAAAAAATACAAAGAAAAGGTTCTGTATCATTTGCTCTTCAAAAGACACCACGACAGCCAAATGTTCCATTTAAAGACTTCATCTCTCAGGAACCCATAGTGCAGATACTGAAAGAAGACGACATTAAACGCAATGACGGTTTTAAAAATCAATTACAAGGTTTCTTCTACCATCAAAATCGTTTATATGTATTAGTTCGTAGAGCTAGTGGTATAGATTTACTACTAAACTCAAATAAGGTTATTCATGGTCATAAGCCAGAGTGGATGATTTTGGATTTTCTAGTTAATGGTACTCAAGTAGATCTTACTGCCAAAAATATTGATCAAGCTACAGAGATAGCAAATAGCATTGCGAGTCGTTATTTTAGCTCTGAATGTGTTTTTGTAAACGCGCAGGATAAAAACTTTGCAGAGCAAGTATATAAATTCATTAAAGTTTGTGTTGATGGCTCTGATTCAAATATATTCACTTTTGAGTTAAAATTTCAGTCAAATCGTTTTAAATATAGCAACACTTGCATTACTTTAACCGTTATACCACATGATCCTATTGCATCTGAGCTTTATATTTTACACCCTTCTATTGGCGATATACTAAAATCTATTGAATTGATGAAGATAATATTTCAAGGCAAAAAGATAGGCTTATTTTTTAAGCGAAGTGATGAGTACATAGCAATTCACTACTCTGAACATCCCTTGAATAAAAAGGAAAGAGAGGATTTTAAAGCATACATGAAACAATTTTATGGTCTTACAATCTTGCCAAGAGCAAATCTCTGACCTTTTTAATTCTGGTAGCTCTTGGGTTAATCCAAATCAAAACTACATTAAAGCAGCAAAGTATTTGTCAGATCTTGAATTAATTAAGATGCAAGAGAGGGCCTATATTATCTGCTCTCATAGACAAGATAAATTAGATTGGCCAAATATAGTTGATCCATACTGTAACAATGAGATTTTCATTGATGAGGATTTTGATGAAGTATGCGATAATATAATTTGTGAAAATTGCAACCGTGATATTTTGCCTAACACCTACAAGAAGCAAAGATTTCATCGCTTATCTGTATATTTAAACCCAGAGAAAATCATGCATTGGTTTGAAGGTCAGCTAAGTAATACGCATTTCATGTGGCAAAAGGTGGAAAGAGGAGTTTATCATGTTGGTGGCCAAGGTGAATTTGTAAATCTCATTGTTCTTGATTTTTGCACCAATCCAACATTCTTAACCATAGATAGGCTAAGAGTCAATCCAACCGTATTAGTAATACTGAGAAAAAACATACCAGACATACCTCTTGATTTGCCTATAGTAGAAATGGTTGACCTTTTCTGTCAGCGTAGGACTTTAATTGAAATATTTCAAGAAGCAGTACAAAGAGGAGTACCAGAGTTAATACCAAATACTTCAATGCAAATTTTACATACTTCACTTGAGCAAATTGAACCTGCTAGAGAGAAAGAATTACTAGAGTTACAATTGGTAGAAGGCTCACTTTACGTAAACAATATAGAGATTCTGAATAAGAAAGCTGTAGCATGTATGAAAGTTTTTCGCATATTATTTGAACAATTTTTGAATGATTGTAAAAAAGAATTACCTCCTGAAAAACACACATTGCTTAGCATAACTCAAATAGAAAAACATCTAAATCTTGATCAAGAAGCAGATCCAGAACATCACATCAGAAAACCATTAAACACAATTCAAAGGACAATAAAAACCACCTTAGCTAAAAAGTTAGGACTAAACATCGAACGTAATGATGTGATTCAAACAGTTGGTTGGCCTGGATCATCGCGTAAAGATTATGGTTACCGTATTAACCCTTTTACTTTGGTTATAAAAGCAACTCGTTAAGTTTTAGAGATACTAAATAACCAATTAAGCGCCATAAGTTACGTAAAATATCGACTATACAAATCCGTCATACATTAAAAAAAATTTCTTTACAACTAAAGTAAAACGTGATAGAGTCAACATGAGGTCTTTTTTATAAGTTAAAACATGGTATTGATCGGCTTTTAAGGGCTGTTATAAGCGTTCTTTAGGTCAAGGTGGTATAATTGTACCCTCGGGTCATAGAGTCTTTTTAAAATGTTATTATAAATTGTTTTGTCTTTTGTAAGCATTTGTCTTTCACTTTTAGGTCCTTCATCTTTTTTTTCCAAGTTGTTCAAAATGCAATAGTAGGTTTTTCATATTTTCGTCTCTGTGTTGTATTTTTATTAGTGACTACTTTTCCAAACTTCTTTCTTTTTGCTCAAAAGTTACTATGAACCATTACTATAGTTATTGTATTTTATATTAGTTTATTATTATATCATTTATTATTATTTATATATATATAATATATAAGATTCTCGGAAAGTGGAAATCAGCCACTGTAGCGGGTTTGAGTATTACCAAATTAGCTAAATTTTTTGGAAATGGAAACGTAATATTTCTTATATTAGATGGCTAAAAATCAACGAATTTCAATAGTTTAAGTGTGAATATACTCTAATTTCCAAATCTTGATAAATTTTCCGGAAATCATGGAAATTTGGTCATGTGGAATTCATTTTTTGTTCTTAAAACCTTACTTTCAGAGAGACAAAATGAACCCACAAAACTTTTATAAGTGAGCTTTAAGTATTTTTTAGAAGTTACCTATTTCAAACCTTCCTGCACCTAGCTTAAACTTACCTTCTCCTTTGGCAAAAGAACCAGTTTTAATATCAAGCCATTTATCCTCTTTTGAGTTTGTAGCCATACCTTTTACTATTTTTCTTTCGTTTAATAGTTCCTGTGCTAAACGTTCAAGTCTATGCCTACTAACACCATGAAATGCAGCTGGTAATCTATGCCGTTGTTGAAACACTCCTGGTCCACCTGTATGAGTAAACGGATGACCTTCTTCTGCTGACACTGCAATAGCTTGCATCAGTATCTTTTTTAAGTATTCATCAGATAATTTTCCAAGCTTAAATTCCTCAGATATATCCTCAAGCAAGCCAGTTGAGGAGCGTAAGTAAGTTCTTATATTCCTATCTGTTGCTCCATTAGACTTAACTATAGCTCCTTGGTATACTGCATTATTAACTTTACTAACCTTTAATGTATTAAACACAGTATTCTGATGCTCTTTTGAAGCAGGCCATAATGCAAAAGAACACCTCACACCATCAACAAGTGCAGTTGTACCTCTTATCGCATCTCTTGCCTGTTCCACAGTCGTAATCGGTTCACTGCACTTGGGTTTTCTCATATGATGTGCTACAATTACAGCTGCTCCTGTTTCATTTGCTAAGTTTGCAAGTAACCCCATTGCGTAATATCCCATTTCTGGATCTGAGTTTATATTAGCATGTACAAATGATACTAGTGGATCAAATACTATTAGTTTTAGATCTTTTACTTTATCTAATTGTCTACAGATGTCTTCAAATTTATCTGAAGTTTCAGGACATTTACCACGCATGTTGCTTTTCACTATAGAAAAGGGCTCTCCCGTATTTGGAATAGGTATAATAAATAATCGATTTTGATATTCTGCTCTCTTGCTACTAGGATCAAGACGATCAAGACGACGGTGTATCTCACCTGCATCATCTTCTGCTGAAAAAATCACTACTGATCCATGCTCTGTAACAAGGGAACCAAAACCACATATCTGATCTGCATCACTTGCAACCTTAAGTGCCAAGTCAAGGAGTAGCATACCTTTACCTGTATCTCCCATAGCAGCTACTATTGAGGTAACACCTAAAGGAAATAAACCTTCAACAAGAAACCTTTGTATTGGTACTGAACCTAAATAACGACTCACACTCCAGTCTAAAATGTTAAGCGGCTGTTTTGTAGATCTTTCTAAACTTTTCATATTTGAAGTATTTGGAATGTCAGTAGATGGGGTATCAATAGTAAGCAAAGGAGTTGAAGCTAAAAATTCTTCAATGCTTATACCCTCCTTTACACAATCAGCGGCATCCCATTTCTCAGGCTTATCTTGAGGAATTTCAAGCACAGCAAGTGATGCAATTCCAATTTCTAAAAGCTTATTTCCAACATTTTTAGCATATTTTGCACCTGCTTCATCATTATCAGGCCAAATAATAATATGTTTGCCTTTAAGTTGTGACCAATCAGTTTTTTTAACATCTGCGTTTGCTCCAGACATTATTGTTGTTGCTGTTATTCCTTTTTCTATTAGAACTTCAGCACATTTTTCTCCTTCCACTAAAACAACTTTATCAGATTTAAGAATACCTGGAATATTATAGAGAGGTCTTATCTTTGGTGCTCTATAACTCAATGCTTTAATATCAAAAGGGCGATATTCTTTCCCTTCAGGAGTGTCATAACGGTAGACTGTTATAATAACTTGATTGTTTTCATCGTAGTAATTCCAACTGCATGTTAAAAATTGTTCTAGATTTTTGTATTCTATAGTATGTTTTTTTCCAAGCCATTCACCTATAGAAGCCATTACTTCAGGAAACTCTGTTCTAGTGCTTTTTCTATGTACTTCTGCCCAAAGGTCAATAATATCACCACCTTCTTTTGTTGCAAAATCGTGCCATAGGCCAGCTTCACTGCCACTTAATTCTACTACTAGACTCTTTCCCTTATCACCTCGTACATTGCCTACATAAAACTTATCGCAACGAAAAGTTCCCCTTGGTAATAGGTATGAAAGACAAGACCTGATATTTAGTAGAAGTTGATCTTTTAACTGTTCTTTCTCCTCTAATGGCTTATAATGTCCATTCTTTAGTGGAGTTGCAGTACTAAAATCACAATAGATATCCATAAAATCTTCTAAATATATTTTAAATTTAATTAATTGAAACTAAGCAGTAGCTATAGTCTTCCAACATCCGTTAACCCTGCTAATGAATTTTGCTGGTATAGGTTTTCCGTTTCCAAGTTCATACGCTACCTGCAGGATATTTTTACGTCTGTCAGGTTGAAACATTACTATACCAGATGTATAGAGGCTTCTTAATGCATTAGTTCCAACCAAAGCTTGAAATGGATTTTTTTCCAGTGTAGCTGTAGATACTTTTTTAGTGTGATGGGTCATGATTATTCCAATGCCGATAGAGCGTAATTTTTCAATCCCACTCCGTAAAAGAGAAAGTGGCATCAGATGCGTTGTCAGAGAGTCTATTGCAATAAGATCGATCATCTTTGTACCAAAATTTTTCACGATGATATCTTTGATTCTCTCTACTCCTTCGTCATTCAACGTTATTTTTATTTCTGAAGTAATAACCAGGTTTTCTTTTGCCAAACTCGTAAGCTCTTTGAGTTCCTGCACGCGCCTTCTCATGTTGTCATATCCCATTTCGTCCTGTAGATAGAGTATCCTAAGCGGTCTTGTAGGTGTCATCTTAAAAAATGGTACTCCTGCTGCCATATGTACTAATAGAGAAAGTAAAAAGCTACTTTTGCCAACTTTTGGAGTACCACCGATAACTAAAAGACCGCCTGGAGTTAAGATTTTTGGACCTATGACATCTTTCGGCATTGGAGATTGATCACTTAAATACTGTCCTACAGAAAACGCCTTTTCCCCTTTTTTTATTGTCCCCTTTGCTTCTTTATTTTGTAATTTCTCAGTATTTTTAGTATTTAACCACTCCTTGGCAGAATCTATATTACCTTTAATTAAAGTCCAAAGATCAATAATGTCACCACTAGTCCCTGTGGTAAAATTACGCCAATTACCAGCTTTTTTACCTACTATTTTGACCATAATGGTATCTCCATTTAAGCTGCCAACATAAGTCTTCTCTTGGTAAAACTTACCATCTGGAATTAGATGAGATACACATCCCTTAATATTATCAATTAATAACGCTCTTATTTCCTTTTTAGACATAAAACCCCCATACATGTTTTTCATACGTTTAGAGCTGAGATTAGCTAGCTCACAAACAGTTTCAAAAGACTCCGAATCAAACCATTCAATTGCTTCTTTCTTTAGCTCTGCATTTTTTCCTGCTGCATCTTTGATAGCTCTCTCAATTACAGCAATCCAGAGTTTCTCTTCGTCGTACTTCAAAATGGCAACCAATCAACTTCAGATTGTTCTGGAGTAATAACAGTAGCAATCTTGTTCTTTTCTCCATACCGATCAGCTTCAATACCAACTTTTGCAGTAAACTCTAACCCGTTAAAATCAGCTATAGAATTGATTTTTCTAGCAATAACTGCTTTTTCTGAAGTGTCATGTGCATGAATATTTCGTGCTGACTCTAAAATACTTCTAAGCATAGAACGACCAGATTCTCCCCAAGTATCTTCTCTTTCAACGCTTGCTTTGCCACTTTTAATACCAATTACTTGAAAAATCTTGCGTTTTGCGTATGGACCTTCAGTGACGGTAAATTCAGCGTTTAAATAGATGCTGCCAGTAGAAAGACTCCTAGTGAACCAACTTTCATATCCTCCCGGCTTTATTGCCATTTTTACCTTGACTATTGTACCTTTCGGTATTAAACTGCTTTGCAGTTTCACGTTATTAAAATCAGTTAAAAAATCTGTTAGCATATTGTTCCCTATAAATTAAGTAAAAAAAAGAATCAACTCCATTGGTCTACAAGCTGCCAATGACCATTTATCTTATCAACAAGCTTGCTTGCTACACGTTCACCATTGCGCAGTTCAAATACTATTTGACGTACAGTACTTTCTTCATCATGAGCAAACATTACCATGCCAGTACTATAAAATCCCCTCAAAGAACCAGCTCCGCTCAAACCCTGAAATGGATCTTCTTCCAGCATCTTTTTCGATAATTTTTTTGTATGATGAGTAAGTACAATGCAAGCATCTGGATTGACAGCACTGCGTAGCTTTTCAAGAGTCTTTTGCAGAAAGAATAACATAGCACTATTATCATTTTCATTTCCATACTCGCTGCTAAAGATGTTACGCAATGGATCTATGGCCAAAACATCAGGTTTAAAGCGTTCATTCACGATTTCCTTGATTTCACTTATTTCATCATGATTAAATGATAAGTGCACCTTTGGCGTAATGATTAAGTTATTGGCAGCTATGTTCAAAAGTTCGTTATCCAGTTGAAGTTGTTGCAAACGTTCTTTCATATATTCATATTCAATTTCAGTTTGCATGTAGAAAATTTTTAAAGGTCTATTTGGTGCCATACCAAGAAATGATCTACCAGCAGCCATGTAAACAAGCCAAGAGATCAAAAAGTCGCTTTTGCCAATTTTAGGTGGGCCACCCAGTACCAATAGACCTCTTTTCGTTAAAATTCTTGGTGAGATTATATCTTCTGGTATTGGCGTTTGATCATTCAAGTATTCTTTCACACTGAAAAAGGGAATTTTTTGACCGATGTTGAAAAAGCTTTGTTCCATATTACTCCTTTTAAAATTAAATTTAGGCAACAGAAGCCAAGGTTTTGGCTTTAATTTTCGCAAGTAATTTACCTAAATGCGGTTCTTCAACCATATCAAGGCAGCCACTTCGATCTTTAGCAGGGTATCCCCAAGTATTAATAGTCTGACAGACAAATGAACGTTTCTCTGTACCATCATCTTTCTTGATTCCAACCATGCTGATTACCTCATCAACTATCCCTGGAATCTCACTAGCAGTTTTAGCTCCTTCACATTGAGGTAGCCAAGTTGGACGATTGCAGTCATCGAGATATTGACCTAATGTGCCAACTATTATGATGTCTTTATCTCTGATATGTTGAAACTGATTGAGCCAAGCCATCATCTCTTGCGCAAGTATTCCGTAAGCAGCTCTCATGTCTTGCTTTCCACTTCTCTCAGAAAAAGCTTCAGGTTGCATTTTTGCCCATAAGAGACAAAGACGTGATGCTACGGTAATGCTATCAATGAAAATACATCGATATTTAGAAAACTCTTCATTGTATTTACTTGATACGTGCTCATAGTGTCTTTGGCTATACGCTTGATCAGATTTTAGTGCAGGGTTTGGACCACCAATTAGGCAAGCAATATCACGAGCTTGATTCCAAGTACGAACACTAATAGAATCTCCCTGCCAATCTTGAACAGCAAGCAGACCTGCTTCAAAGTCAAGACAAAGTGTTGGTTCACTTATAGTCTTTAAGAGGCTGGTTTTACCAATACCGTAAGGACCAAAAATTACTACTTTTATGCCTGTGGTTGTTTTCAGTCTTTCATTATTGTTTAAAATTTTAAAAGTCATTTATTCACCTCAATGTTATATGTTATATATTCAGGAAAGGTAGAATTTATGTTCAATTTTTCTTTTTGCCCTTGTAGTAGATGGAAGAGAGTTTTGTACGTATTTTTCTTATCATAGTATTTAAAGTAGTTCTTGATATGTTGTTCATCTTAGCAACTTCATATAAGTTAAAGTACTTGAGTTGCTCGCATATCTTTTGCATCTTTCTTGGTAGTGTTGAAATCATGTAATCTACATCAGTACGTTTCGCTACTTCATTTTCAAAAGCTTCTGTTTTCTCAATATTGATGTAGTTATTAATATTGCGTTTTATACATAGTTGTTTCTCTAATAAGTTGTTGGCACGACGTTCAGTTAATCTTGCTACAAAAGTGTTAAAGCTACCTTTACTTTCATCATATCTATCAAGATAAGTCCAAATTTCACAGAAAAGTTCTTGCTCAAGATCTTCATGAGTTTCATGAGCAAAGCATTCAAAAAGTTTTAATCTCTTAGCTTGATACCGTATATTTTGAACAACTATGGCAGTTTTTAGTTTCATAACTTTTCCCTAAAACAATTAATGCTTTAAGGATGAGAACTTATAGGTGCACTTTGTAGGACAGGAGCAAAAATAAATAATACAGATGCAATTTTAACCTATTGATATTCTATTGTTTTTTTTCGAGAATAATACAGTTCGATTTTCAAATAATACTGCAATAAAAAATTAGGCAAAAATTCATTTTTTTTGGACAAAAATTTTCCAAATCCTGAATATATATTATATAAGCCTTTCAAACTCATCACAGGTGTCAATTCTTACACAATCAGGAAGAGCAGCAATAGCAGCAAGTATAAAAGAGCAGTCTCTACATCTTGCCTGGGGCAGTGGTGATGCCAATTGGGAAAGTAGTCATCAAGTCGAAAAAGTTTTTGTTGAGGATAAAATAGCCCTAGATCACCATCCCATTAAAGACGTAAAAGTTTTTATCGGACAAACAACTTATCAGCCAAATACAGTTGATAGTAGTACTGGTGTAATAAAACGTACGGAAAATAGCTCTATCACGGCAAATAGTGCAGTTACTGTAGAATATACTCAAAGCACACCACCTGAACCTATAAATTCTATAAAGCTCTTGAATGAACTTGGCAGACGTACTGCAGATGAGGTTCTCTTTTGCACAGGTGATGAGAATGGAGAGCTTTTGACTCCTTCTGGAAGGTTTAGGCCTTCTGATGTACCAACCAATAATCTTTTTCTCAAATTCACTTTCGATTTCACGGATGCAGCAAATCGAGTAATCAGAGAGCTAGGGGTTATGGTTGGTACTAAAGTAAAAAAAGAATTACCTGAAGGACAGAGATATTTTGAACCTCAAGATATAGAAGACCATGGGATTTTATTGATTTTGGAACATACAGTACCACTTATCAGAACATCTGCAACTCGGGAAACTTTTTCATTTGTTGTAACTTTTTGAATTTTTCTAGCATAAAATGACTTTAAACGCCTATTATAACCGCTTTAATCCTGACAAAGGATACGAAAAAAGCTTGTTTCTAGCAGGAAGAGGTCTACAGTCTGCAGAACTAAACGAGACTCAGGAGTATGCTCTCTCTAAGCTTAAAGGCATAGGTGATGCAATATTTCGTGATGGCGATGTTATAACAGGAAGCAATTGTATTATAGATAGAGAAACTGGCAAAGTTACACTTGAAGGAGGAAAAATCTATCTGCGTGGAGCGGTGAGAAAGGTAAGGGAAGAAAAATTTGTTATTCCTCTTAATACTATAGCTCGCATAGGTATTTATTATCTAGAATCTACCATTACAGAACTTGAGGACGAAAATCTTCGTGATCCTGCAGTTGGTACAAGAAACTATCAGGAAGTAGGAGCTGCAAGGCTTAAAGTTTCTACCATTTGGGGTTATCAAGCTGAAGGTGTTTCTTCCCCTTTTTCTGTAAATGGAGAATTTTATCCAATTTATAACATTGAAAATGGAGTATTGATAGAACATTCACCGCCACCACAAGCAAATATAGTAACTACTGCTCTTGCTCGTTATGACAAAGAAGCAAATGGATCTTACGTAGTAAACGGTTTAGAAGTAATGTGTTTGCAGAGAGAAGAAGGGGACGAAAAGGGGAAAAAAATATTTGTGATTAATGAGGGCAAGGCTCATGTTGATGGTTATGAAATTGAGTTACCTCATAGTATTCGTGTTTCTTTTGATGAAGATCCAGATATAAAATCAGTTGAATCAGAACCACATACTTTTCAGCCAAATAGCCAAAGAGTAATGGAACTGAAGGTTAATGATTTTCCAATAAGTGAAATTAAAAAAGTAGATATAACTGTTCAAAAAACTATTACCATTACTCACGGTTCATATTCAGGAGCCATTGATCCGATACCTGACTCTGCAGTACTTGAAATTATTCAAATTAAACAAGGCAATGTTATTTATGAAAACAGCATAGATTATAAACTAAACGCAGGAAACGTTGATTGGTCATTACCAGGCAAAGAACCAGCTCCTGGAAGTAGTTATCAAATAACTTACCGCTGTCGCACTCATGTAAGTCCTGAAGATATAAGTGAGCAGGGGTGTAAAGTAAAAGGAGCAGTTGATAACAGCTTGGTTCTAATTGATTACACCTGGAAAATGCCCCGCTTTGATTTAATTACTATCGATAGCAAAGGAGTGGTAAGAAGAATAAAAGGAATTTCCCACTCTTGGAGACCATCAATGCCAAAAGCACCTAACGGACAACTTTTGCTTTGCTATATTCATCAGACATGGAAAGAAGGCGAAAAAGTAAAAGTAGTGAACAATGCTATTCATGCTGTACCTATGAATGAGCTTGAAGCAATGAAAAAAGGAATAAATGATCTTTATGCGCTGGTTGCAGAGGAGCGTTTACGCAGTGATGCAAATTCAAGAGAACCTACAACGAAAAAAGGAGTATTTGTTGATTCGTTCTTCGATGATGATATGCGTGATCAAGGAATTGTGCAGACTGCAGCGATAGTAAATAGAGAGCTAGTTCTGCCAATAGATGTAGAAGTTGCAGATATTGAAAAAGGTGGGGAAAGATATCTTTTGCCATATGAACTTGAGCCGGTATTGGAACAGCTTTTACAGACTAAAAGTGAAAAAATTAATCCATATCAAGCTTTTGATAAAGTAACCGCAAAAATTACCATAAATAAAAACATTGATCACTGGACAGAGGTTACCACGAATTGGAAAAGTCCAGTAACCAGAGTATTTAATACTAGAGAAACAACAGAGCTGATGTCAAGTAATTCATATGAAGCTGAATTTATGAGAGAAGCAGTACAGAATTTTGAAATTGAAGGTTTTGAGCCAAATGAAAAGCTCAAGGAGGTGAAGTTCGATGGTATCTTCATTCAGCCTACTGCGTAAGAGGTAAAAAATATGCTCACAGCTAACAACAATGGAAAATTAAAGGGAAAGGTGAAAGTACCAGCAAATATTCCAGCAGGTACTAAATTAGTACAGTTTTATGGGGATAAGGGAAGTTATGGAGAAGCAACGTATACTGGTAAAAAAACTATTACCATAGAAGAGCGAAGAAGAGTTTTTGCCAGCAAACGTGTTGATCCTTTAGCACAAACATTTACCTTGGATGAGAGTAGGCATATAGGAGGTGTAGAGCTATGGTTTACAAATAAAGGCAAAAAACGTGTTGTTGTGCAGATTAGGGAAACAACAGTTGGAGTGCCCTCGCAAACAGTCATTGCTGAAAATTCCATCGAGCCAACCAAGATCAATACTGATGGCACAGCAACACGTACAACTTGGTCACCAGTGTTTTGTCATGCAGAGCAGGAATATGCAATAGTTTTACTTACTGATGACGGGGAAAATGCGGTCAAAGTAGCAGAACTTGGCAAATATGATGCAGTAAATAGCCGTTGGGTAACAAGTCAGCCATATCAAGTAGGAGTATTACTCTCATCGAGCAATGCAAGTACGTGGACAGCGCATCAGAATTTTGACCTTACTTTTCGACTACTAGCTGCAAAATTCACCGAATTTTTTCACCTTTTTGATCTTGGGAAAGTTACTGCAAATAATACATCAGACTTAATAGCTTTGACAAATGTTGAAAAAGTGGGTTTTGATACGAATGTAGAGTTTATTTTAGTAGATGAAAAAGGGGGAGAGAGTTTTCCACTGCCATTAAGTTAAGGAAAGAATGGTTAAAAACTGAACTAAAAAGTCAGAAATAATTAAGGATTTATGACAAATACTGAAACAGAATAGAGTAAACTTTAAAGCAGATAAACTCTGAAGTGTAAATTACTTAAGAAATAGTTTGTTTAGAAGTCATTTTACAGGAGCTATGGCAATAAGCTACCCAGTTATTATCAGAAGATATGAATACTACCTCTAGTCAAAATATGTGTTTTCTAACCCTTTTTTGGTAATTGAACGAACGAAGATAAGGTACCTTATGACGATCAACTTTCCTTCCCTTTCTTACCGCCAAAGTGTTCATCAAAAATAGCTTTGATAATTGATCCATAATGCAGTCAGTATCTGATTCCGTAGCAAAAATGTCGAAAGCCAAGTTTTTGATCGCGTTAAATGAGACAGATTTGTTAATGCTCCTCTTAAGCTTATCATCGGTTAAGTCCATATTCAACGCTTCTTCTACATCTTCTGTCATAACACTTTCTAGGTTGCTAATAAAGATAGCTGACCAAAAATCCTGTTTAACAGACTCAACACTTTTTCCTGTAAAATTTTCTAGACTTAGTCTTCCTTTGAGTTTTGCAAAAAATGTCTCAACTCCCCAGCGTAAAAAATATAACTCCTTAAATCCTCCAGTTTGAAACTTTTGTTCATCCATTAATGATGTAGCTAACACTTCAATTTCACCAGATGGCAGTACCACTTTGAAGCGTTATTCCACTATTTTCTTGTTTTATCTTACGCTGAGCACATATGGTAACCTCAACACTAGATGGGCTTTTTTCTTCAAACATAGCATTCACTTCATTAAAAGATGATCTGGGACATCGAATGACATAAGCAATTTTTCTTTTTGTAAGGCTAGAAAGAAATTTATAAGATAAATATACAAATCAGTAAGTCATTAGTATTTACAACTTTAAGCATTTCATCTGCTAAGTTAATTTCATGAGTGTTACCTCTATCTAACACTGACCTTATGGCAACATTATTTAGCACATCTTAACAAACCGCAAAGGTTGCACTTGCATAATCACCTAAATCTTTTGGTTTTTGGTTACGTATTTTTCTTGAGCCAAATTCATTTTTTATTTCAACGCTTGTTGGTAAAATGATTTTGGAGGCATCAAGAGCTAACACTCTAAAGCCAAAACAAGTTTTAAATTTTTGGTCTTGGTAGTACAAGGAAACCACACCTTCGTTAATTTCTGAAAATGCACTGTGTTTCATTTTTTTTCTTGCTTGACTAAAAGCACTAGCAGTAACGGTATAGTCTTTTTTCCTATATAAAATAAATTCGTTTAGTATTACTTGCAGCGACTTTACACTTTTTCTTAAAATTAAGATAAATATGTCAATAAAAGATAACTTCCTCTTTCTCATAAAATCTTTTGAAGATGATTTATGGGATTCTATAAATTCTAGACTTGCCAATTCATTTTGAATAAATTTTATTACTGCCTTTTTTACTCATACTACCTTTAAACTTATTGGTATACATCATTATCCCATAAAATCTATCTTTTTTCCTTAACTTAATGGCAGTGGAGAGTTTTCTGTCTGATAATTTGCCGCTTGCACTGCGTGAAAGACTATCTGGAGAACTAACAGTAAAAGCAAACCTAAAAGGTGGGAAAAAAAGAAGTCCAGTACTTTATCCAGGTTTGCAGTTAGTTCTAGGAAATATTTCAGAGTCCGGAGATTATGTCACGAGGAGCATTACCGCCGGCTCTAACACTAAGATTACCATTACCTATGATGCGCTAATACCTGGTACTGCAGATGTTAAAGCATATGTGCAGAAGGGGGTGGAAAAATGGCAGTTAGTTGATTTAACAGCGGGAAAACCAATCGGAGAAAATTGGGTGGAAAGAACTCACGTGCTATCAAATTTTAATGGTAATGAGACAAGGATAAAATTGGTTTTAAGTGGAACGGTTGTCTATCGTCCAAAAGTCAAAAATCTACGAATCATTGTCACATAGCAGAATGTCAGATGATAAAACAAGCAGAGGATATCCTTTGCCGCATCCAGAAAATATTGCTGTTCAAGATGTGGTCCGTATCCGCACAGCCATAGAAAAGATAGATGAAGATATGAGTGAAAGAGATAACAATCTTAAAAAAGCATTTGAACGACTGAATTTTGAAACTTTCTTGAATTTTTGGGAATGAAAGAAGCAATATACCAAAGGATAAAGGATTTAGCAGTAAATAGCACACCTGATCAACTGGCATATCTTGCAAAATCGCTAGAACTGATAGCAGATAAAAAAGTTATTTCCAACGTTGTGCAAATGACTAAAGTAAAAGAAATAATTGATGCACTACAAAAAAGACTTAAGGATTTAGCAGCAAATAGTACACCAGATCAACTAGCATATCTTGCTAAAGCATTGGAATCAATAGTCGACAAAAGTGCGGTTTCTGAAATTGTACAGATGACAGATGGTAAGCTAAAAGAACTTCTTGATAGTGCAAAAAAACACTTAACTGATCTGGATAATAAAAAAGCTAGTTCTTTAGCAGTGATCTCTGAATCAGAGAAGCAGTTATTAAAGAGAATTGATGAAAAAGGGACAACAAATTTATCGCTACTTGATACGAGAAAGAATGCCAATATTGCAGCAATAAATAGTGTTGGCAATGATCATAAAGATGGTCTTAAAGGTTTAGTGAATAACTTCCGTACTGTTAATGATGTACCAAGTGGCTCATCAATCATGAAAGAAGTAAGAAATCGTCATATGATTGAACCTGGAGCATTACCTTTTTTATTTGGTGTACTAAGTAGAAAAAATAATTACTTTGGTCACGGAACTTTTACAACTGAGCTTGGTCAGTGGAGTAGTGATGTAACAAAAACAGACTATATGCTGCAACTACTAGCAGGTACTCACACATATGATACAAGCTATGTTAGTTTTTATCGGCCAAGACAACTCAGTTTTTTAGAAGGAAGTAAAGGTACATTTATCTATGGAGAATCATACCCAAGATTCATGTATGATGGATTTTCGGAGCAATTCAATATGTTGAAATACCCTTATGCTGCATTGGGAGTAATATTCGTAAAAAACACAAGCAATGTAGATATAAGTAAAACTCTAAACTTTGTTGGATCTGCAATGTGGTATAAAGATGAAGTTAATTATGGAGGAGCAGGATTATTTATAGGTACACCTGATAAAACTAATACAAGGAAGTCAGAGATTTCGAGAATTACTTGGACACGTATTTACCAGCATGAAATTAGCGGTCCTGAATTTATTGCATCAGGTAACATAATCATTCCAGCAGGAAAAACTGTTACAGTGTTACTTTATACGTCATCCAATCTTCACTCAGGAAATGAAAGAGTTGGTGAGACACCTGAGTTCTTTGCAAGTGAGCACATGTATAGCACAATCTATGGTCAATTTATTCAGTGGGGAATATATAACTTTCGCAGCAATTTTCTGACTACAGGACTTGAAATAGATGTAGAGAGAACACTAAGAGCGTGGCAATGTCCAGGATTAGATGCAACATATAAACTTTGGCATTAAAAAAACATATAAGTTGAAAACAAAATACTTTAAAACAAGCCAGAGAGAATTTTTATTGTTAATTGTTTAACAGGTGGGAAAAATTGTTCAACGCAGTAAAAAGAATATTTAAGAAGAGCTATTGCAAAATGCGAAATTTTCTATACTTTCTAGTTTCTGTCTTTATTTTAATAAATATACTAAATCTTAAAAAGTAGTAATCAGAAGAAGAAAATTAAAAGAGTTTTCTTGACAATTTTAAAGAGCAAGTTTTAGCAGATAACTATATGACAGAGGAATTTTTACACGGAGTAAATGTTATTGAGGTAACCTCAGGGTCAAGAACAGTACGCACAGCTAAATCATCAGTGATAGGTGTAATTGGTACTGCTCCTGAAGCGAACGTGCCACTGAATAAACCAGTACTGATAGCAGGAAGCTTAAAAGAAGCAGCAAGACTTGGAAAGAGTGGAAGTTTACCTTCTGCAGTAAATGGAATATTTTCCCAAATTGGTGCAACAGTAGTGGTTATTCGAGTTAAAGAGAGTGATAACAGTGATCCAAAGCTCAAAGAAAGTGAAACTATTCAAAATATAATTGGTGGAGTTGATAAAGAAACCGGAGAATATCAGGGAATTGAGGCATTTCTCAGCAGTGAAAGCATAGTTCATGTTGCGCCAAGAATATTAATTGCACCTCAGTTTACTCATCAGTTACCTGAAATAGATGGAGTAAATTCAGTAGTGAGTGCTTTAATTTCCATAGCAGAAAAATTAAGAGCAATTATTGTTGCAGATGGACCAAATACTAATGATGAAGAAGCAATAAAATGGAGAAAAAGTGTAGGCAGCTCAAGAGTTTACGTTGTTGATCCATGGGTTAAGGTATTTGAAGGGGAAGAAAAACCGGCAAGCCCATTTGTAGCAGGTTTAATAGCTAAAATAGACAGCGAACAAGGCTTATGGCATTCACCTTCAAACAAAGAGATAAATGGTATTGTTGGAACAAGCAGGCCTATTGATTTTACGCTCGGTAATACAAATTGTAGAGCAAACCATTTAAATGAAAATGAAGTAACAACGATAATTCATCAAAATGGCTACAGGCTTTGGGGCAATAGAACATGTTCAAATGATTCGAAATGGGCTTTTCTGTCAGTGAGAAGAACTGCAGATTTAATCAATGATAGTCTACTTCGAGCTCATCTATGGGCAGTTGATCGCAATATTACCAAAACTTATATAGATGATGTGATTGAGGGGGTGAATTCTTACCTTGCAAGTTTAAAAGCACAAGGGGCGATTATTAGCGGAAAATGTTATGCAACACCAGAACTCAATACACCGGCAAATATTGCAAGCGGGAAAGTGTCTTTTGATTTTGAGTTCATGCCACCATATCCAGCAGAACAGATTACTTTCAGGTCACATCTTGTGAGTGGTGCAATATTGTAAAAAGGAGAAAGAGAAATGCTACCAAAGATTTTAAAGAATTTTAACATATTTGTTGATGGTCGTGGTTATGCAGGAAAAATAGATGAAATAACTCTGCCAAAGCTTACCATAAAAACTGAAGAATATAGAGCTGGTGGTATGGATATTCCAATAAATATTGATATGGGCATGGAAAAGCTAGAAGCAGATTTTACTTTTTCTGAATACGATACAGAGCTCTTTCGGCTATTTGGGTTGATAAATGGAAATTCAGTAGCTTTGACGCTCCGTGGTGGAATGCAAGGTAGTGGAAGTAATGATATTGAAGCAGTAATAATCAATTTAAGAGGCATTTTTAAAGAATTTGATTTTGGTAACTGGAAACCTGCTGAAAAAGCAACGCTCAAATGCACTGTAGCTGCCCATTACTACAAACTTACGATAAATGGCAATGAGCTGATAGAAATCGATGCTGAAAATATGATTAGAAAGATAAATGGTGTTGATCAGATGGCCTTGCTGCAAACGGTTTTAGGCATCTGATATAGTTGACAAAATTACATAAAAATGTTAAAATATAAGAAGTTGTAGGTATATAGTTAATATGGATTCTAAAGCTCATACAAATTCCATAGAGCAGCTAACTGGTTTACTTGTTAGTGTAGCACAATCTCAAGACAAGTCCGTTTTAAAGTTATTAACTGAATTAATGGAAGAAGAAATTGAAGATATGGAATTATCTAAGATTGCTGACGAACGCTATAAAGAAAAGAGGGTTAAACATCAAGATGCCTTCTGGGATTAAGCCCTTACAATATAGACTATTCAGAATCTGTCATAAAGAAAGACATTCCGGCTCTTCCAGCAAAAGTAAAGTTAATGATTAAGAAGGCAATAATGGAGCGTCTAACAGTTGATCCAATTGGACTTGGAAAGCCATTAAAGCATAACTTAAGTGGACAACGTAGTCTACGGGTGAGTACCTATCGTATACTTTATTATATAGATGTACCAGAACATACAGTAGTTATTACTTCAATTGAACACAGAAAAGATTCTTATCAAAGCTAATCCTATTTATAGCACCATACAAAGAAATTAGTTATGTAAAACCGATATAGACTTTTATTTAATTAACTTTTTAAGGAGGAACATGCAAGCTATAACACTTAATAACCCAATAACAGTTGATGGTATTTCTGTCTCAGAACTTACTGTTAGACGTCCAAAAGTTAGAGACTATTTGGCAATAGAACGCCTTAATGGTAGTGATCTGAGTAAGGAAGTAACTTTGACTGCCAATTTGACATCAGTTGCAAAAGAAGCGATTGAAGAGTTAGATATTGCTGATTATGTGAAAGTTCAAGAGGTATTAAAGGATTTTTTTTCACCGATTATCCAAAAAACTTGAGATTAGAAATACTAGTGCTTGGCTCTATCATAGGTGGTGGAGTTGAGCACATTCTTGATATGGAGATTAGTGAGTTTATTTCATGGAGCAAATTAGCTAGGGAGTTCAAATGTCAGTATTATCAATAAAAATAGGTGCGGTACTTGATGACAGTTTTAATACTGTAATAAAGGGAAGCAGTAGTCAACTTACCCGTCTTGGTGAGAATATAAGAAAGCTTGACTCATCTTTAAAATCAGTATCAAAGTTTAAGCAGTTGGGTAGTGATGTTTTGACTAGCAGGAGGTCTTGGAAGTGCTTTGAAGATCAGGTAAAATCTTTAGCTAAACAAATGAAAACAATAGAGAAACCAAGCAAAACTTTAAAAGCTGAGTTTGATAAAGCTAAGTTTTCTGCAACAAAAGCAAAAGAAGCATATTTGAAAAAGAGAGATGCTTTGCATTCATTAAATGAAGAAGTAAGGAAAAGTGGAAAGGATATTAAATCCTTAGTAAGAGATCAATATAAACTTGGTTCTTCTATTGAAGTGCTAAAAGGTAAGTATGGTAAGCTTGGGTCTGCAATACGTAGTCACCAAAGTTTTTTAGCAAGTAAAGCACATTTTAAGTCACAAATTGTAGAGACTATTGGGCTAGGGCTAACGCTTGCAGCTCCAGTTAAAGTTGCGATTGACTTTGAAAGTGCTATGGCTGATGTTACAAAAGTGGTAGATTTTAAAAAAGGAACGGATGAAGCAACTAAATTTGCAAAGAAGTTAAAAGAGATGTCACGTACTATACCATTATCAGCCGCAGAACTGGCACAAATAGCTGCAAGCGGCGGTCAACTTGGTATCAAGAAAGAAGACCTTTTTAAGTTTACAGAAGTAGTAGCAAAAATGTCAACAGCATTTGATATGTCTGCAGAGCAAGCGGGTGATTCCATAGCTAAACTTTCAAATGTTTATGGAATTGATGTTAGTGGGATGGAACACGTTGGTAATGTAATCAATCACTTATCAGATAACACTGCTGCTAAAGTAAAGGATATGGTACAAGCGCTTGCTATAGTTGGTGGTACTGCAAAACAGTTTGGATTAAAGTTTGAACAAACCAGCAGCTTAGTAAATGCTTTCATTAGCTTAGGCAAACAACCAGCGAAAGCTGCAACTGCTATAAATGCTTTACTTTCTAAGCTTCAAACTGCTGAAGGTCAAGGAAAAGAGTTTAAGGCAGCACTAGAAGAAATGGGCATAGCCGCAGAAGAAATGGTACAAAGGATAAGTGAAAATGGGGAAGAAGCACTACTTTACTTTTTTCAAACTCTAAAGAAAATGGATAACCAGGAGCGTTCTACAATCCTTATGAAACTTTTCGGTCAGGAATATCAAGATGATATTGCATTATTAGCTGGAAGTTTTAACAAATACGAAGATGCAATAAAGTTATTGGCTAATACAGAAAAGTACAAGAGCTCTCTACAAGAAGAATTCAAAAATCGTGCAGACACTACAGCTAATAAATTACGACTTCTTCGAAATGCAATAGCTGAAGTTGGTATGAACCTGGGCTCAGTGATGCTGCCTACTTTAAAATCTATAGCTGAATTTTTACAAGAAAAAACTAGATATATAGCAGAGTTTGCAGAAAAATATCCAACTTTAACCACGGCGATCATGGGTACTGTAGCAGCCTTGATAAGTTTAAAAATTGTAGCAGTAGGACTAGGATACGGATTTACATTGCTAGGAAGTACGATTTTTAGTCTGAAAGCAAACCTACTTGGAGTATTTTCATTTTTATCAGCTACAGTTTTTCCTGCAGTAATAATAGGACTAAGAGCAATAACACTTGCTGTAATGAGTAATCCTATAGGACTTTTAATTACTGGACTTATCACAGGTGCAGCACTTGTGATAACTAACTGGCAAAAAGTGAAGGAATTCTTTGCTAGTTTTTGGAAATCAATCATAAAACCGATAGGAGAGGCTTTTTCATGGGTGGGAGATACAGTTAGTAGCGTATTTGGGAAAGTGTCAGAAAATAGTCCAATAAAAGAATTTGAGAAGAGAAAAACTGTTATTTCGTTAGTTGATGGAGAAGCTAGCAATTTACTTTCTAAAAATAGTGTTTTTAATAATGGGAATCCTTTATCAAATAATAGTGTGATGAAAGGAATTTCTAAAAATAGCTGGAATAATGTTAAAATTAAACATGCTATTGCAGAAAAGAAATCTATAGTAGATGAGAAAGATCTCAATCTGAAAGAGTACGTAAAAAGCAAATATGAAAATAAAACTTTTAACCAAACTCAACATAATTATTTCAACATAAGTGTACAAGCAGCACCAAATCAAGATGTTCGTAACCTTGCTGATGAAGTAATAAAAAGGATAAGAGAAAAATCACGTGATGTTCTGTTTGATACCATAGACCCTGTTTATTAAAATGTTGTCTCTTGGTCCGTATAAGTTTGCTCCAACAAGTTTAAAGTATAATAGAGAAAATCGTTGGAGCACAATTGAGTGTATTGAAAATATGCCACTATTACAAAATATCGGTCAAGGTATAGAAGATATAGATTTAGAAGGAACGATTTATCTACATAATCTCAATGGGCTCAATCAATTAAAGAATATGAAAGAAGCTGAAAAACCACATGTTTTAGTAGATAGTTTAGGTAATATTTTAGGACAGTTCGTAATTACCAGGTTAGAAGAAAAGCAGATGTATTTTTTACCTAATGGACTACCAAGAAAAGTTGAATTTAGTTTGAGTTTGAAGAGCTATAGATGACTATATATTACTTAACCAAAGAAGGAGAAATGCTAGACCTGATTTGCTGGAAGCATTATGGGTATAGTAGTGGAGCAGTGGAGGAAGTATTGCTTGAAAATCCAGGCCTTGCAGAATACGGAAGCTTTTTGCCTGCAAGATTAAAGATAAAGCTTCCTACTATTCAGAAAATAATACAAAAGTCAAAATTAAAGGTCTGGGAATAAATGCAGCCAGATTTTATAATAGATAAATGTGAATCAATGAAAGATAGAGTCATATCATTGCGCCTTACAGATGAATCAGGAACAATAGACGATGTAGTTGAAGTGTGTGTTGATTACAGAGATGAAAACTTAAATATTCCGAATGAATTGAATATTTCTTTAGGGTACAGGGAAATCGGAGTGATGCCCATGGGTGTATATACAATTAATGAAATTACGGTGCAGAGTCCGCCTAAAACCTTGCTAATAAAGGGTCATGGAACAAATTTAAGACTATCATTAAAAGAGAAAGTATCTAAAGAATGGCATCAAATTACTCTAGGTAACTTGGTTAAGGAAATAGCAGAAAAGCACGGATATGGATGCAGAGTTGCAGAAGAATTTGAAAATGTGTTGATACCACATATTAACCAAATAGATGAAAGTGATATAAGTCTGTTAACAAAGATCGCAACAGAGCGTGAAGGAATGGCAAAGCTAGCTGGCGGATATATACTTTTTATTCCAAAAGGCAAAGCAAAATCGGCAACTGGAAAAGCTTTAGGAACAACAGCTATTAGACCTCAAGACACGATAAATTGGAAAGTGCATTTTACCGTACGTGATAAGTATAATTCAGTAGTAGCAAAATGGCACAGCTATGAAAAGGGCGAAACTATTAAAGAAACAGTTGGTAGTAGCGAGCCAAGTTATATTATGCTGGAACTTTACTCTAATGCAGAGTCAGCGTTGAGTGCAGCAAATGCTAAGTTAAAACAACTAAAGCGAAATAATGCAGTATTGGATATCACTATACCTGGTAATCCAGAGTTATTTGCAGAAGCTAAACTTAATCTTATAGCTTTTAATCAAGCGGTAGATGGTGAATGGATAGTTAACAGAGCGGAGCATACTTTAAATAGCTCAGGTTACCTTACTATGTTGTCAGCATCTTTGAGTAAGTAATGTTAATAAAAAATGAGTAAATGATCTATTTAATATTAAAAAGATGTTGAATATGGATAAATTGGGTCAAGATACAAAAAACAAGCTGCATTTTTGGTGGCTTATAGCAGTAATAGTATGTATTATTGCTACCTATTCCTACATGAAGGCAAAAGCTGCAGATAATTATAAAACGATATTACGCATTGCTTCTCAAAATTGTAACTTAGAGACTGTAAAATTCTTAGTAGAAAATCTATTAGATATTAATGTGCAGATCCCTAAATTAACAGCACTACATTATGCTGCAGAAGAGGGATGTGCAGAGGTTGTAAAATTCCTAGTAGAAAAAGGAGTTGATATAAATGCTACGAAATATGAAAGATGGACACCTTTACATGCAGCTACATATGAAGGCAAATTGGAGATAATTAGATTTTTATTAGACAAAGGTTCAGACCCTACCATTAGAGATACAGATGGAAAAACACCAAGGAAAATTGCTGTATTAAGATCACGGCATAATAAGGACAAACCTTATGATGAAATCATTAAGCTACTTGCAGAAGCAGAGGACCGATACGAATCAACAAAAAGTAATCACTAAAGCTGTAAGTTTTCTATAATCTGTATATAAACTTCTAAAACTATCCATAACAAGTTAATATTTTCACATGAAAAAGCAAAAAATCCCAATTACGGTAATTATTACCATATTAATCCAAACCGTAGCATTGATATGGTGGTTATCCAAATTAGACTCAAGGGTACAATTTCACGATAAACTTATTGAATATGGTTTAATGGAAAAAGTGTTAGTGCTTGAGGAAAGGGTAAAAAATCTTTCTGAGGAATTGGATGAGTTTAAATTACACGTTCTAGGCGGAAAAATTAAATCTTAATACCTTTACCTAAACTCACAATGATTAAATACATTTTATCCGTTGATGGAGGTGGCATTAGAGGCGTCATACCAGCCATTGTACTAGCAGAAATAGAAAAGAGGGCAAAGAAACCGATAGCTGAAATCTTTGATTTAATGGCAGGAACCTCAACTGGTGGAATTGTTGTAGCAGGGTTATGTAAAAAAGATGAACGGGGAAATCCCCAATATTCAGCAAATGATTTAGTTGAGCTTTACCAAAAGTACGGAGCATATATTTTCAAGTCATCATTCTTGAGGCGATCAATACTATCTTGGTTTAACTGTGCACAATACCCACATAAAAATATTGAATCTGTACTGGATAAATATTTTGGTGATGATACCCTACAAAACACTTTAAGTAATGTAATGATTACAAGTTATGATATTCACAATAATTGTCCATTTTTCTTCAAAAGTTGGAAAGAGGATAGGAATTTCATTAAGTTAAAAGACGCACTCAGAGCCACAACAGCAGCACCAACATACTTTGCACCTAAGTATTTAGAAGTTAAGCAAGAGAAAAGAGTGCTAGTGGATGGAGGAGTGTTTGCCAATAACCCAGCGGCTTGTGCTTATGCAAATAGTAAAAAACTTTTCCCTAATGAAGAAATAGTGCTGGTGTCAATTGGCACAGGTAGGCTATCTAATCGAATAAAGTACAGAAAATTAGGAAAGATAGCCTGGATAAAGCCTCTGTTAAATGTGATGTTTGCTTCGAGTCTTGATGTAGTGAATTACCAGCTAAGTAATGTAATGGACGACAGATACATCAGGATACAATCACAACTGACAATAGCGTCGGCTGAGATGGATAATGTAACACCTAAAAATATTAAATGTCTGCAGCAGGAGGCAAATGCAATGATAGAAGGTAATCAAAAAGTAATCGATAAATTTTGCGATATCGTATCTTAATTTACATAAAAATGCCAAGTAAACTGAAGAAATTATACCACAAAGCAAAGAAAGGTTTAAAAAACATAGTTTCGCCCAAAAAGCATACTAAGGGTCAAGAAGCTAAAACTTCAAACGATAAGCCAAAACCGCTCTCTGAAATTGTGGTGAAACCTAGCCTATGCTTGAAAGTAACCTCTAAAGCAGAAAATGTCAAAAAAGATAAAAAAGGAATAAAAGAAAAAATACAAAGCTTAAAAACAAAACCCGTAGAAAAAGAGCTGAAAAGAGGCAAAGTGTTCAAAAAAGGCTTCAAAAAGCTAAAAGGGAAAATAAAAAGCCTAAACCCCATAAAGTCCAAGAAAAACAAGATAATCGGGAGCAAAAGACTAGCATTTTTACTAACATCTGCTACAATCGTGGCAATTTTACCAACATTCAGTCTAACTCCTCTGCCAGCACTAGCAATAACTTCTGCATGTGTTTTCAGTATTAATTTTATTGCAGTCAAGACATTAAAGAAGTTTATTAAACAACGCAAATTAGCAGTAAGATCCGAAGCTGAGCCAGAAAAGCTAGAAGAGGTATCTGTTGAACAACCGAAATCTAAGCAAATTTTCAGAGATGGTAAATAGATTTATTAAGTAAATAACTACGTTTATTTATATCTTAATACATTATTTCTGAGTACCTCTGTTTTTAATCCAGAATTCAATTCATTTTTGGACACTCACTAACAGTTAGTCCAGATGCTCGCAAGATAATATCAACAGCAATACCTGCCTTAACTAGATCCTTTGCAACCCTGATTTTCTCCGCTTTTTTAACCTTTTCTTTGCCAGTCTGCATTCCTTCAGATAGAGATTTGACTAACGCATCCAATACATCCCTTGATCCTTGGTCCTCAATTTCTTTGTATCCACCTATGAACCTCAATAGCTCATTTTCATATTCTGTTGGTTCAAGAAATAGAGCTTTAATGTTAACTGATAATGCCTTTGCTATCTCATCTAATATTTCAATTGGAATGTCTGTGTATCCTTGTTCATAGTCGTGTATTTCTTTAGATGTTGACCCGACTTTATTTGCTAACTCCTCTCGAGTGTATCTCCATATTAATCTCTGCTCTTTTATCCTTTTTCCCACTTTGTAGAGTACAGAATCAGTACAAATTTCTTTCTCTGTATCATCATATTCGTAATTAGATAAGCGAGTCGCTTGAGAAATAATATCAACTGAAACTCCTTCTTTAACTAGATTTTTTGCTACTTCTATTCTCGCTTCCTCTTGACTAATTTTTTCGCTAACATATACAAATCTTACTAATGGATAAAGCTTCTTGCGTAATTCCTGGTCCTTAATTTCTATATGTATTTTCGTTAGATAGACTATTTCTTCATCCTCATCTTCATACCAACTGTCTTCTTTTAGTTCTGTTGGTCCTGGAAGTAGATCTATAATACTAACTGATAGTGCCCCTGCTATTCTATATAATTCTTCAATTGGAATATGGCTATACCCCAGCTCATAGTTGTTTATTTCTTGGTACGTTGACCCAATCTTACTTGCTAACTCTCTCTGATTGTACCCTTGTATTAACCTGCAACTTTCTACTTTTTGTCCTATCTCGTAGTTTATAGAACCAACCGGATTAAAATCGCTTTTTCTTACAGAAGTAAACATATATCCTCATCTACAGAAACAAACCTATATATACAACACGCTAGACTATTTTACTATAAAAATTTTAACAGATAAACCAGCCATTTGCGAGATCAGAAACCCCTTCTTTAACTAGACTCTTTGCAATTTTTTGCTTCTCTAACCTTTTCTTCGCAAACCCGTATGCCTTCAAATAAAGATTCTATTAGTATGCGGCGTAATTCTTGACTCTCAATCTTTTTGTATTCTTCTATTAAATTTGATAGCTCTACCTCATCTTCTGTCGATTCGGGAAGTAAATCTACGATACTAATTGATAATACCTTTGCTATTTCATCTAATGTTTCAAGTGAAACAGCAGCTCGTCCTTGTTCATATTCGTATATTCCTTGATTTGTTATCACCCCGATTTTATTCGCTAAATCTTCTTGGGTGTGTCCTCGTCTTAACCTCCACTCTTTTATCTTTTGCCCTACTTTGTATGGAATAGGAATTTTTTTCTCCTCATATTCACCAATAGATAAGCGCGAAACAGAAACTCCTTCTTTAACTAAACCCTTTTCCGCTTTCACTGCTTTTCCACTACTTTCTTCACTAACCCGGATGAATTTTGTTAATAAGTAAAATATTTTGCGTAATTCTTGACTCTTAATCTCTTTATATCTTCTTGCTATCTCTTCTCCTTCAAGATAACTTTTTGATACTGCTTGTCCGGAAACTAGATCTTTAACACTAACTGATAATGCTTCTGCTATGGCATATAATTTTTTAATTGGAATTCTACGTCCACCTTTTTCGTATTGCAATATTAGCCAGTACTTTACACCGATTTTATTCGCTAGATCCTTCTGAGTATATCCTTGCTTTAACCTACAATTTCTTACTTCTTGCCTTACTCTGTAGTTTATAGAATCATGAGCCACTCTTTTTCACACGAACTTTAAAACAAATATATATCCTGTTCTTAAATTTTATTAAAGTTCTTCCTTAATTTTTAACTGCAAAAACTTAAGACATCCAAATCGTCCAAAAAAAGGTAAAGCCGGGAGGCCGGCCTTACCTTCAGGAACTAAAGCTTATCTTAGAGCTTTTTTTATACTCTTTTATCCATTTACCTAATCCACTAGCCTAGCTCTCTTGCTGTTCTCGCTCATGACCCTTTAGCTAATTCCACAGCTTTAACTTTAAATTCTATTGTAAATTTTTTCTACGTATACCCCCTAATTAAAAACCTCCTTCTCCACTCTTTTTAAGTAACCGTTGTAAGTGGAGAAGGAATTCGGTTGTTTAACGTTCCACAGAGGTTGCTTTACTACCCCCATGTACTCTATCCACCCACGACAATGTTTCATTCTTGCCAACTGCCTTTATTTCTTCTGTGGCCCTCTTTTCACTCCATATGCCACACCGTGTGAAACCTCCTTCTCTTATTGCCTTTTCGATCGTCTTTCCTCCTAACAGACAATTTTCCATTATTTCTCCTCCTTCTTCTTGTAATTTCTCCCACGTTTCTTTGTCTTCTACTATTACTTGTACTTGACCGTAATTTCCTGCATCGTGGCACAATCTAATTTTTAGCTCACCAAGGCTTGAATGAAGCGTCATTTGAAAATCGCTGTTATCTGATAGATCAACATAATTTCTTGTACCTCCTTTTTCGCTTCTTACTTCAATTTCACCATTGTCTATTTTTATTATGTAACTTCCTGATTCTATCCATCCTTTGTTTAGACCCAAATTGCTTGTACCTTCTATTACTTTCGCAGGCTCTACTCTACCACCAGAAAATTTCATATAAAATGTATCGTTGTCTATTTCTACCTCTTCTACGCTTCCTCCTTGAACAGCATTTTCACCAGCTTCTTTCAGCTTTTGAAGTCGCTCATTTATCTGCGGTTGAATATTTGGTTGCAGTTTGCTGTAAATTTCGCTTGCAAGTTTATCATTTAACAGATCGTAACCAAATGTTGCGCCTCTCAGTCTGGTAGAGACTCATGACCTTGAAACCAGCGATTTGGTCTCATA